GTAACGTTCGATAAGAAAAGTTATATTGTTTCAGATGCGATCAATGAAGATGGTATCTACTCCCTGACATTGGAGGCAAATAAGACATGATCCATTTTCAAGTAGAAATGCAGGACTTAACCCAGATTGAGGCCGCACTTGGAATGACAAGGGATAAGTCAAAAATGGTACTGCGTACAGCAATCAACAACACCGCAAAGCAGACAGTTACGCTTCTGGTAAACGAAGCAAACAGGGAATATTACATTTCCAAAGGCAAGGTGCGAAAAACCATGTCTACCAAGAAAGCAACAACCGGCAAATTGGAGGCGATTATCAAATCCGAGGAACCAGTTAATGAACTGTACGACTTTAAGGTAAGACCGAAGGCGTATGCACCACATAACCGTCCTCCAGCAGGACATACCGGTAATGTTCGCAGAGATAACAGCCCAAGCAGATTGTACTTAAAACCCGGAGCATCTTCGGATAAGTATAAAGCATTCGTTGTTAAGTACCAGAGTGGACATATTACCATAGGTCAGCGTGTGCCTGGGAAAAGGATGAAATCAAAACCGGAGAAGGAGTTTGTAAAAACCCTTCTTTCTCCATCAACGCCAAATATGCTCGGCTATGAGCAAGGCGTATATGGCGTGGTGGAACCGCAGATGTACGACACGTTACAGCGGAACATTCAGGAACAGATTCTTCGGTATATGAAGTAGGAGATTACTATGACACCTATAAATTTACAAGATGATTTAGTGGACGAGCTCAAACATTTGTTTGAGCCGTTTGCATATAAGGCGCCGCTTGATATTGAGGATTTCGAGGATGAAACGGAAGATTCGGAAAAGGAAGCAGCAGAACAGCCGCGTTATAAGCGCGTTCCACTTAATGTATATGCTCAGGCACTTCCAGTTCAGGAGAGTGACGAAGATGCAGATCCGGTTCCGTATTTAATCGTCCGGCTTAGTAGTGGTAGCGATTCTGGGGGAGAGAGTAGTTTCAACACCGTAAAACTTGTAATCATCATAGGAATCTGGGACGACGATTTATCAAATCAGGGCCATAGAGATGTGCTTAATATCATTCAGAAAATATATGAGCGATTTAGTAAAAACCCATGCTTGAACCATCGTTCGGTATATACCGGGGAATGGAACTGGGCATTGCAGGAGGACGGGTACTTTCCGTATCACTTCGGCGCCTGCAGCATGAGTTTTAATATTGCAGCCATAAGAAGGGAGGATCCACTTGCATGAGCACCAAAAAAGAGACAGCGGAGGCGGAAGCACCTATTCGTGAGACGCGAGCCGCAGAGAAGAAAGAGGTTCAGGACGTTATGTACCTCGGACCTTCCATTGTTGGAGTAATCAGACATTCTACTGTGTTCAAAAACGGAACATTGCCGCAGAAGGCGCAGGAGTGTGTTGAGAAACTTCCTATGATGGAGAAGTTGTTCGTACCGCTTTCCGATATGCCGGAAGCAGTAAAAGAGCTTAATAAACCGCAGAGCGTACTGCATACAGTTTACGTTCAGGTTGCTAAAGAATTTTCATAAGGAGGATAAGTAAATGGCTTATTTACATGGAGTGAGGATTCAGGAGAATCCTACAAGCGTTCCTACCCCTGTGAAGAATGAAGCCGGTGTGCCTGTTATCTTTGGTACAGCGCCGGTCAATTTGGTAGCAGATCCGGCAGGAGCAGTAAACAAATTATTCCTTTGTAACTCTTTCGCAGAGGCAAAGGCAGCAGTCGGTTATTCCGATGATTATGAGAGCTACACGCTGTGTCAGGCCATGGACGCATTTTTCAAAGCGTTTGGAGTTGCACCGGTGGTTATTTGTAACGTTCTCGATCCCACTACGCACAAGAGCACATATTCAGAAACATTGAATATTGTTGACGGACAGGCGGTTTCTACCAAGAAGGGAATCCTTTTAGATGGTCTCAAGGTTGGAGATATGACGCTTGGTACTGATTATACAGTAGCTTTCAATGATGATGGCTACCTTGTTATTACAGTATTGAAAAGCCCTGCCGGATCTACTGTTGCTGTGTCTGGTAATGTAATCGACGCATCTAAAGTAACAGAGTCCAGCATCGTGGGAAGTTATGATTCCGGAACCGGAGTTGAAACCGGTATCGAGCTGATCCGTAAGGTATATCCTACATTTGGACTTACGCCGAGCCTCTTACTCGCGCCGGGCTGGTCTCATAAACCGACCGTAGGACTTGCGCTTGCAGAAAAGTGCACAGACATCAACGGTATGTTCAAATGCGAGTGTGTTGTTGACATCGACGCGAGCAGAGCTGCGAAGTACACCGATGTTGAGCAGATCAAACAGGAGAGCGGTTTCGCATCCCCTCATACAATCTGCGTTTGGCCGAAGGTTAAATATGCAGGCAAGGAAATGTATTACTCCGCTATTTACGCTGCTATGGCTTGCTATACAGATTACAATAACGACAATGTTCCCAACCTCTCCCCTTCCAACCGCGCAATCAGAATCAGCGCAACCATTGTAGAAGATGGAACAGAGGTAAACCTTGACATCAATCAGGCAAACGAGTTGAACGCTGTCGGAGTTGTTACAGCCCTTAATCTGAATGGATTTAAGGCATGGGGCAACAATACAGCCGCTTATCCTGATACAACAGATCCGAAGGACCGTTGGATTGCTTGCAGAAGATTCTTCTCTTGGTGGGGCAATTCCTTCATCACAACCTATCTTACAAAGGTTGATGATCCGGCTAATTACCGTTTGATTGAATCTATTGTAGATTCAGAAAACGTAAGAGGTAACAGCCTTGTATCTCAGGGCAAGTGTGCCGGTATCAAGATGGTGTACAGCAAAGAGGACAACCCTATCGCGAATGTATTAGACGGTAAGATCGTATTCAAACAGTATCTTGCGCCTTACACACCGGCAGAGGACATCCTGAATGTACTTGAATTTGATCCGTCCATGATTGAGGCGGCTTTAGGAGGTGAATAAGAATGAGTTCTATCACAAACGTACCAGAGGTTATTAACAATTACAACGTTTACAGCAACGGCAACATCCTTGTTGGTGTGTCCGGATCCGTAGAGCTTCCTGCTCTTGAAGCAATCACAGAGGAAGTTTCCGGCGCAGGAATCCTTGGAACATACGAAACAAGTATTCCTGGATTCTATTCTTCCATGGCGCAGGAGATTCCGTTTCGTATTTTGGATAACGACATCTTCTCCCTTATGAATCCGAACGAACTGGTTGACCTTACGTTCAGAGCATCCGCGCAGAGCACCGTCAAGGCGACAGGAGCGCTTGATTACAAAGGTATGCGAGTTGTTGAGCGTGGAAGATTAAAAGGCTTCACACCGGGCAAATACGAGCTTGGAAAGACCATGGATGCAAAGGTAACGCTGGAGCTTTTATACATTCTGATCGAGATCGACGGAGTTACGAAGTTGGAGTACGACAAGCTCAATTCCGTATTCGTAGTAAACGGCAAGGATCTGTTGGAGAAAGTGAGGTCATTTAGCTAATGAGTGAGAAAGAAAAAGATTTAGCGGTTGTCGATACAACTGCTAAGGATCAGGAAGAGACAGCCGAAGAGGTTGAAATGCTTATCAAATTCAAAAAGCCTTATACATTCGACAAGGTAGAATATACCGAGATCGACTTATCAGGTCTTGACGATTTGCAGGCGTCAGACATGATTGCCGTAAATAAGATTATGGCGAGATCTGCAGCGGGAATCGACGTAATGCCGGAGGTATCTTTGGAATATGCTTGCAACCTTGCAGCAAAGGCTACCAAGATGCCGGCAGAGTTCTTCTTACAGCTTCCTCCGAAAGAGGCAATGAAGGTAAAGAACAGAGTAATGGCTTTTTTATTCGGCTCGGAATAAGACCGAGCGAGATTCCTAAGCTACGGAAAATAAGTATACAGTTATCAATGACGGTTCAGGCAGGGATAGATTACCTCTATTCCCTGCCTTTATCTGAATTACTTGAACTTATGAAGGAGGTGCATGAGGTTGTCAGTGACAGGCAAAGAATACAAGCTGGCCATAAGAATAGCCGGTATTATTGATAAATCATTCAACACCAG